CGTATATTACGACAACTCTGGTTCTACTGGATTGTATGGAATTTCAAGCGATTATCGATTCAACATAAATAGAGATGTTGTCTTTGTTCCTACGACACCAACAGGACTTCAATTATGGCTAAACAATACGGAGGGAGTTATCGAGGACTCGGACGAGGTTGGTGTTATTCAATGGACAGACCAATCGGATAACGCTAACAATGCCACACAAAATGAAATTGATGACGGCAATCAGCCGTTTTTCGCTAACAATGGAATAACATTTGACGGAATAAATGACTTTCTTATTTTAGACAATGAAATCTCTTTAAACGAATTTCATATTTTCTTAGTTGTCGCTTTACACTCCACAAACACCGAGACACTATTTGGAGAGGTTGGAGCGGAGGACTTTTTGAGATTCGGTCAAGGTGGCTTAGATAATTATATAAGATTCCAAACTCAAGGAAATATCATCGATTTTAGTGGCTTTTCTCCAAGCATAGCAACTGACGGAACTTTGCAATTATTCGAGTTTTCGAGAGCTTCGGGAACAACGCAAAACGTTACATTGACAATAAACGGAACGGAACACGGAACAAAGGCGAACAGCGATACGAGCAATGACCAATTTGAGATTGACGCTTTGGGAGTTAGAAATACTATCAATCAACAGTACGCAATGGACGGAGTTATATACCAAGTTATTATATATGACAACGTACTAAATGCTCAAGACGCTTCGGACGTAAGAGATTATTTAAATGAAAAACTCAATATATATGTATAAAATAACATTGAATAAAGATATAGAGTTCCGCTCTTTTGAATATAAAGAGGGCGAGACTTACCAAGTTAGTCGAAAGGTTAAGGAGTTTTTGAAAAGAAACAACGCAATCCAAAAGACTAAAAAGAAATCGAAAAAAGAGGAAACTCCAAAAGATTTACAAATAAGTAATTAATTTATATAAATTTTTAAAAAATGGCAATTTTTAACGGAACAGATTTAATCTTAAAAGTAAGTAACGCTGACGGCGGTACTGAAAATAAGTTAATGCACTCACAAAACGTCAGTATATCATTGAACGCTGACACAATAGACATAAGTACAAAAGACTCGGCTGGTTATAGAGAACTATTAGGAGGTCAAAAGTCTTTCAGTCTTTCGGCTGACGGTCTTATGGACTTCAATTCAACTGGCACGGATACCGAAGTTGACGAATTATTCGACCAATGGGATGGACGTACGGCGGTAACATTCACATTCACTTTGGCAACAACAGCGTCAGGCGATTATTTTTATACTGGTAGCGGATTCATCACTTCAATCGAAGTAAGTGGCGGAACAGAGGACGCACCAATATACTCGGTATCAATCGAGGGTACAGGAGCCTTGACTCAAACGGATGTAGCGTAATAACTTTTTTGTTGGTTGGAGTTGGAGCTTGTCTCCGCTCCTCCCAACAAATTTAAAAACCAACAAATATGTATGAAATTGTAATAATTAACGGAAAGGATTACCCTGTAAGATTTGGAATGAATAGTCTTAGAAACTTCACAAAGGCAACAAATAGAAGTTTGCAAGATTTAGACAAGTTAGGAGAGGGAATGAGTTTAGATGACGCTTGTCAATTAGTTTTAGCTGGTTTAAAAGACGGAGCGAGAGTAAGTGGCAAAGATTGTTCTTTGAGCGTTGAGGATGTGGCTGACCTATTGGATGAGGACTTTGACTCTTTAAATAAAGTATTAGAAGTCTTTTCAAGTCAATTTTCAGCTAAATTCGGAACGGAGGGAAACGAGAAAGCTCCGAAAGGAGCGAAACAAAAGAAATAAGTTGGGATGACTTGGAAGCCGTAGCTTATGGCTTAGGGTTACTACCGAACGACTTTTGGTCTTTGACTTTCCACGAGTTTTTTTGTATTCAAAAAGGTCGTAATGACCGATTTGAAATGGAGCAACAATTTGAATGGGAGAGGGTACGATGGTTAGCTTGTTGCAATTTGCAACCTCACACCAAAAAAGGACAACGCTTGACTCCTCAAAAGCTCGTTAAATTCCAATGGGAAAAGAGCAAAAAGGAAATAGACTTAGAAGAACAAAAGAAAAGGGCGGAATATGCCTTAAAAAAATATAACAAAATAAATGGCGAATAAGACATTAAGTATAAAGTTATCTCTCAACGATAAGCAATTCCAATCGAATCTAAAAAAAGCGACCAGGGCTATGAAGAAATTTGGTCGCAATATGAAGCAAACAGGGCAGAGCTTGACGAGAAACTTAACTCTTCCGTTAGCTGCACTTGGTACGGCTTCAATTATTGCTTTTGACAAACAAGCCAAGGCAATCGCACAAGTTGAAGCTGGTATCAAATCTACTGGACAAGCTGCTGGATTTACCTCTGACGAGCTTCAAAAGATGGCTTCCGACTTACAAAAAAAGACAATATTTGGAGATGAAGATATATTAAAAGACGCTACTTCTCAACTTTTAACTTTTACCAATATAACAGGGGAGCAATTCGAGAGAACTCAAGAAGCTGCTTTGGACTTGGCTACAAGATTAGACGGAGATTTAAAATCGGCTTCTATACAATTAGGAAAAGCGTTGAATGATCCAGTTGCAAACTTATCGGCTTTGAGTAGAAGTGGGATTCAATTTAGTGAATCACAAAAGGATGTTATTAATTCACTTGTTGAAAGTGGGAGACTTGCCGAAGCTCAAACGATTATTCTTGATGAATTAGAGAAACAATATGGAGGGTCAGCCGAAGCGGCTGCTCGTGCTGGTGCTGGTGGATTGCAACAACTACAAAATCAATTTGGAGATTTACTGGAGCAAATTGGGGAAATGCTTTTACCTATTATTATTGACTTAGGGAATGAGTTTAAAAAGTTTTTGGAGGGGTTCGCAAAGCTAAATCCTGAAGTTAAAAAAATGATTGTAACGGCTGGAATATTGGCTGGAGCTTTAGGACCATTGTTGATAGTTTTTGGAAGTATCGCAACTATTGTAGCTGGACTTAGTATAAAAATAATTGCAATAGTTTCAGCGATTGTACTTTTGGGAGCTGGTTTTATTTATGTTAGCGACAACTTTGAAGCGTTTAAAGAAAGATTTGAGGATATAAGCTGGTGGAAAAATACTCTTATAGATATGCTTTCATTTTTTATCAAGTACAATCCTTTTAGTGCTATGATAGAGGGGTATAATGCTCTTGTGAAATTGTTAGGAAAAGAGGATTTAATGGCGGACAATCTATTTATGGATTTAGCTGAAACTTTAGAGAATTTAAAAGTAGAAACTAAAGAATATAAAAATGAATTTCAAGACTTTACAACTTTTATAGAAAATCAAGGTAATAAAATCAAAAAAGCTCTTACTGGTATTGGAGATTCTTTTGGAGTTGGAACACCTGGAGGAGATGGAAAAACTCTAAGAACAATACCATTAAAAACAAATGAAAAAGGAACACCTTTAATGACCCAAGCGGTTATTCCTGACGATTTATTAAAACAAATGGAGGAATTTGAGCAACAGCAAAAAAATATAACCTCTTTAAATGAGCAAATGAATCAAAGTTTTTTAAGTTTTGGAAATAATATACATGGAGTTTTCGCAAATGCTTTGCAAAGTCAAGACGGATTCTTCAAGTCTTTTTTAGAGGGAGCGAAACAAGCTCTCAATGCTATGTTATCACAAATCGCTGCAATGATAGTTTTAAACGCTTTGCTTGGTGGAACACCGTTAGGAGCTTTGATGGGATTAAAAGACATTGGAGGAATCGGAGGAATTGGATCTTTATTCACTTCTCCTAAGTCATCACTTGGAACACAATTAGGAACAAATGTAGGGTCAGGAGGTTTAAAGTCAATGATGAATGATGGGGGTATTGTTGAGGTAGTCGGTACAATAAGCGGTCAAGATATTTTATTGAGTTCGGACAGAGCAAGAAATAACAGAAATAGAACAAGAGGTTATTAATGGCAAGAGAAAAAAGAATAGAAAGTAGTTTTCAAAGCGACAATGGTACGTTTTATAGAATTGAAATATATGACAATGACGCTGACTCGGCTTCCGTTCTCACTCCCAACGTAAGTGGAAAAGGGTTTGAATTAACTTACCAATCGGAGGACGAAGATAGATTTACTGGATTAATACCATCAGAGTTAAAAATAGAATTTCTTTTAGAGACAGACGCTCAAGCTATATTCGTAAACAAAATACGTCAATCAATTTATGGAGATATTGATGTCGGAGTTTATAGAAGCACGGACGATGTAAGTTATTCTCTTTTTTGGACTGGGGTTTTATTAAACGATATATCTCCAATAGAGGATATTAGTTACCCAAGAAAAGCAAAATTAACGGCAGTTTGCGGACTTTCTACTTTAAAAAATATAGACTTCAATAAAGACACAGGATATGCAACTCCGTCAAGTTTTCAAACAATCTCCTATTTTCAAAATATACTCACAAATCAAATACCAACGGCGGACAATTATTGGGGGGCAAACGATTTATATATTCAAACTTATGTAGATTGGACTTATGACGAGATGGAAGTTGGAGGCGTTTCGGTTAGTTATAGAGATCCTTTAAATACCACGAGATTTAATTTCATGGCTTTTGTTGAGATTGAGGATTCAGGAGCTAAAAAATATAAAGATTCTTTCTTTTTGTTAGATTCTATATGTAAGACTTTTGGAATGAGATGTTTTCAAAGTGGTGGAGTTTGGCAACTTGTTCAAGTTAATAATTATTATGAATGGACATCTCCTGACACTCACTTTTTTAGGTCATATAAAAAGACTGGCGTAAATCCTTACGCTAATGGTTCGACTTCGGCTAATTTTATTGAGGGTTCTAACATACTAAGATACGGAGGTTCTTTTGACTTTTTGCCAATAGTCAAAAAAGTAGAAGCAAATTACAATCACTTAACGCCTTTTGACTTGCCGTTCTTTTATTATATTAATGACTATCCGACATCATCCACACAATTAGAAACTTTCTCAAACGAGATAGCTATTTGGAACGGCTTTAGATTTAACAACAATTTATATAACAATACTTCAAATCCTGGTGCTTTTGACATTAACAGATTGTCAAATAACAAATTAAGAATATATTTAGGCAACGTTACGGCTTTGACTGGTAGTTCTATTTATTTTAATCGAAATCTTTATTTAAAAGGATTTGATGACGGTTTTATTGGTAGTGGCGTTGATAATTATGTTGAAGCGAATATCTCATTAAGATTTGTATTAGAGGGAGCTTCTGACACAAACTATTCTTTTATATATAATGGAGAGGTGGGAACTTGGACGGATGTTGATTCTCATCCTTTGACGGCTACAATTGGACCTCATAGCGTTTTACCTTTACAAGCTGGAGGCGTTGGCGTAAACGGAGGAAGTATCACGATTAGTTTTCAAACAAATGAGCTTCCATTTGATGGGGATTTATTTCTCGAATGTTACGCTTTTTGTACTTACGACAACTTTCAATCCGCTTTAGACATAAATACTCCAATAGTAATAACGGAGGCGACAACTGACTCGGAAAATGTTTATGTATATTCAGCACCCGAAACAAACGAAGAGCAAGGAATCAAATATCTATTAGACAACGAGGTAACAATAAAAAAATTCTTTAGAGCTTTTAATTCTCCTGGAGGTACGACAATAAATAACGGAATAGATATAGAAGTTCCTGAATTATTCATAGGAACTGGACCAACAAGCGGGGCGGTTGGTAGATTAGAAACTTATGACTTTAGTGCTGGAAGTTGGCAAGATGGAATGAATGACACTTGGAAAGCGTATTCGACAGGAAGTGGGGTGGAAATTACACAACTTTTAGTTGAAGAGATTTTGAAAGGTCAAGCGTTAGGTGCAAGGGTATTTGATGGAAGTTTAAAAATAGTTGACAACTCCTCAAATCTTCAATTCTTAAATGGTATAGATATTGACGGTACAACATTTGTTCCTTACAATGTTACATTTGTAGCAAATGAGGACACTTGGAACGGGGAGTATTACGGAGTTGATTTGTCAACTACTGCTCAATCCATAATAACTGGCTCACAGAGCTTGACAGACCACGGAATAGGAATATCAGGACAAGACATAACAAACGTAATAAATTTGCCATCTTGGCTTCAATAATATGGGTTTACAAAGATTTATTTCAAGTCAATCAATAGCGGTAGTCAATCAGCGTTCAACGTCATTAACTTTGTCAACGCTTAATATAATACCAAACACTAATACCAATATAGCTTTAGTAAGTGGAGATGAGGCGTATATTGTTGCTCAAGATACTGGAAGAAGTTACAAAATTACTATTAGTTCTGACTTAAATTACAATTCAACACGATTGCAATTTAATAGTGTAACATTAGACCAATTTATTCCAGTTGGTAGCGTTATTGTTATTGACCCTCAAGACTTGTACAACAATATATTTAGAAAAAGAGTCAATACACATATTCATTGTTATATGACTGGAAATACTCACGGAAACGACATACTCCCTAATTTTAGTCAATGGAATTTTAATGTCAACGCTGGTAGTATCTTAGCCGATGGAAACTCGAAGCCGAACAGATGGACAAGTCAATTTGGAACTTTTATAGCTCCGTCAGACAATACAATATTAGAAAAGATAGTATATAATTTTAGCACAAACGGAGCAACTGGACACGATTTCACGTTCTCACTTTGGAAAATGCCAACGGATATAAACGGAAGTTCAAATCAAACAATTTCTTTAATTGACAAAATTGATTGCACTTCCCAAAATAATCAAAATTATGTATTTAACAGAGAATATACTACTCCATACGTTTTAAATAAAAACGAAATAATATTCCCAACCATAAAAAAAACAGGAGTAACGGCAACAAGTTCAGACAAATTTTACGGAGATGTTGAAATCTTTTCAAATTATGACCCAAGAAAATGAAAAATATAATAAAAGAAACAAAGGACGTTTTATTAGTAAATACCTCGACGTTGGGATTCGTAAGTTTTTCCGATGTCGAATTAGTTTTGAAAATCATTTTATTAATTTTATCAATCGTTTATACATTAGATAAGATAATATCAAACAGACGTAAAAAATGAAATACTTTAAAATAAGCGAGTTCGATTCCCCTGACGTAAAAGGAAGCGGAAAAAATATGAAAATGGAGTTTTTGCTTAAATTAGACGAAGCGAGAGAGGAAGCTGGAATCGCTTTTATCATCAATAGTGGCTTTAGGACTAAGGAACATAATTTGAAAATAGGAGGACGAATAGGGTCAAGCCATATAAAAGGGTTGGCTTGTGATATTCATTGTATAAATTCTCATATACGTCAAATAATAGTTAGCTCACTTATCAAAGTAGGATTTACAAGAATTGGAATCAGTCAGACATTTGTTCACGTTGATTTAGACAAGGACAAAAAAGACGCAATTTGGTTATATTAATATGAGTATAATAAAAAAAATATTTAGCACAGGAGCAAAAGAATTGGTCGAATCAGTTGGAGAAGTCATTGACGAGCTTCACACTTCGGAAGAGGAAAAGGAACAAGCGTACAATGAGCTTAAAAAAATGATTGAGGAATATGACCACAAAATGCAACAAGAAGTTACAAAACGATGGGAGTCGGACAATTTACAATCCTCTTGGTTGCCACGAAATATACGTCCGTTGTCTTTGGCTTTTCTTTTAATAGTATTGACGATATTTACATTGATAGACTTTGGATATGTAGATTTAAGTATTAAGGATTCTTGGATTGACCTTTGGCAAATATTAAGTATCACGGCTTTTGGAGCTTACTTTGGTTCGAGAGGACTCGAAAAAATCAATAAAAAGAAATGACACAAATAAAGCGTTACCGATTAAAGGAGGACGAGTGGCGATTGATTGACAACTTTAGAAAGCACAAAAAACAAGATACATACAACGAAAATATTTTAGTCATTGGAGACTTACATTGTCCTTTTGATTTGGACTCTTATCTTGACTTTTGTTTGGAAGCGTCATTAAAATACGATTGTACTAAATTTATTCAAATTGGAGATTGTATAGACAATAATTATTGCAGTTACCACGAAACAGACCCAGACGGATTAAGTGGAGGAGATGAGCTTGAAATGGCAATTAATAGGTTGCAAAGATATTACAAAGCGTTCCCACAAATGACCGTCATATTAGGCAATCACGATAGAATGGTAGCGAGACAATTCAAAACGGCTGGTATTCCCAAGCGTTGGCTAAAAAGCTATCAGGAAGTCTTAGAAGTTCCCAACTGGGAATTTACGGAGAGATTAGTATATAACAACATCCAATTTATTCACGGAGAGGGGGGGAATGCAGCGAAAAAATGTAAGGACGATATGATGAACACCGTATCGGGTCATTACCATACTTTGGGATATACTCAATACTTTTGTGGAGCTAATTTTAAAGTGTTCGGAACGCAAGTAGGAACAGGAATCGACTTTGACAAATACGCTTTTCATTATGCTAAGTATGGAAAAAAGCCAATAGTTGGATGTGCCGTAATAAAAGACGGAAAAACTCCAATAAATTTATTGATGGATTTGTAAAATTGTTATATTTGCAAAGTTTTTGATTAATATTTTGTTTTTTTGTTAGTTGAAAGGGGTAAAATCTTTATGATTTGCCTCTTTTTTTTTGACTATATTTAAAAAAAATTAACAATCCTCTAATCGAGTAAACTAAAAAAAATGTATTTTTTTTGTTAAAAAGTTTGCACAGAAGTTTGGAATGTATTACTTTAGCCAACATAAATAACAAAAAAAACTATTATGCAAGATTTACACAAGCCGTCATATTTAGACGCAAAAATGGAAGTAGGAACGGAAGTTAGGTTTTTTAAGTTCAGTATGGATAATTTATTAATGCTAACAATGTTTATAGCCGTTTTAACGCTTTTACTAATGTTTTTAATGCCTAACTACTGGACGGAGGTCTTTTGCTCTTATATGGGTTCTTTTGTTACTTTAGTGGTATTATATATTAAATATGGAACTAATTAAATTATATAAAAATGAATAAAATTGTAAAATCAGTAAATCCTCAAGGGTCTTTTGACTCTCAATGGGGTACGTTCTTCAAATTTATATTAGAATTTGAGGACGGAATGAAAGGCGAGTATTTGTCTAAAAGTGAAAATCAAAATAAGTTCATTGTTGGTCAGTCGGTTGACATTGAAGTTACTACAAGAGAATACAACGGACAAACAATTAACAAAATCAAGCCAGTTTCAAACTTTCAACAATCAAACACTCCTCAACAGAAATCAACTAACAGAGAGGAGCTTATCGTAAAACAGAACGCTTTGACAAACGCTTGTAATATCGTTGGAGTTGATGACGTTGCCAAGATTCTTGAAATCGCTGACGCTTTCAAAGAATGGGTGTTAAATGATGTAAAACCACAAAAAACAAATTCCAATGACTTACCTTTTTAGTAAAGAAAATAGAGACGAGCGTTCCGACTTTGAGACTTCTTACGCTTTCAAAGTTCCAGCTATGGGATGGCTACATTTGAACAGAAAAGCGGTTGTATTGACGGAATATGAGGATCATTACGAGGTTGTTATTGCAGATTGGTATTTAGACAATCCTTACAATAAAATAATCCACGAATCTATCAAAAGACGGTTGAAGTGCGAAAGGTTACAAGAACACTATCTAACATAAAAAAAAAGAAAAAATGACCAAGACGGAGAAAATAAGTAAGATATTAAAAGAGTCTCACTTGATTATAGATAACTCGTTAGGATTGGAAATTTCTAAGACAGAAAAACAAAAAGCTAAACGAGAATCGAGAAAGAAATTGAGAGAACTCAAAGACATATCTCCAATAATTTATGAACGAGTAAAAGCCGAATTTAATGAGTAATATAGACAAAATAATTAGGACGGCTTGTTTCGTTGGTAATATAGAAGTTATTGACTTAATGAAGCGATGTAGAGAACGACACCTGGTTGACCTTAGGCGGATGGTATATTCGATATGTAGAGACTTGTTAAATCTTCCATACGTTCATATAGCTAAACACTTTGGAGTAAATCACGCAACGGTTATCCATCATTACAAAATACATATTGATGTATTAAAGTACGATAGACTTTATTTGGACCGTTACAATGCTATTTTAGAGCTTGTAAAAGCCGATTTGGGAATGGTGGACGCTCAAGAGCTTATTGAAGAGATAAGAAAGCTCAAAGCCGAGAAACTTAAAAACAAACTTAATTTTTAATTATGCTGAAAAACTTTGAAGAAATCACAAACGAGCTAACCGACTATGAGAGGGACGTTTTATATCCTCTTATTGTATCAGGATTGTCAAGGAGAAAAGGAAAACAAAATTCAATTAGTGGGGCGGAAATATGCGAAGCTCTTAACAAACGGCTAAACGGTAAAAAAATAACTCCTCCAAGATTGCGAAAGATTATACAAGCTATTAGAATCAATGGCGACTTATATAACATTTGTAGCAATTCAAAGGGATATTATTTAGCTGGAACTCAACAAGAGATTGACGACAATCTTTTATCATTACAACAAAGGATCGACCAACAACAAAAAATTGTTGACGCTTTAAGGTGGCAAAGCAATCAAACAGAATTTTAATGAAGCGAATAAGAGTAAAAAAGTCAACAAATTACACCACAATAAACAACGAGTTTATTTTCAACAAGAATCTTACTTTAAAAGCAAAGGGGTTGCTTTGTCATTTGTTGGCTCTTCCAAACGACTGGAAGCTATATATCGAAGAGGTTGAGAAATGGCACAAAGACGGCAAGTCGGCTATATATTCGGCTTTTAAGGAACTTACGGACAATGGATATATGAAGAGAGAGCAAGTAAGAGATGACTTAGGAAAGATTAAATCTTGGAATTATATTATCTTTGAGAAGCCACATACCGATTTTCAAGATGTGGATAATCAAGATGTAGATAATCAAGATGTAGAAAATCGACCACTACTAAATACTAATAACACTAAAGACTTATATAAACTAAATACTGATAATACTAAAAAAGAAAAGGACTATCCTCTTGACTTGAATTTAGACGCTTGGAATGAATGGTTAGAATTTAGGAGAAAAGAGTTTAGGACTTCGTATAAGACTTTAGGAGAAAACGCAGCAATAAATAAATTATTGCGACTTTCTGACGGAGATAAACAACTCCAAGCCGACATCATCCAACAATCAATGGAGAACTCCTGGAAAGGACTCTTTGCCGTAAAAGAGAAACAAAAGAAAGTAAAAAAGATTTTAGATAACTACAAAAAAGGATTAGAACTTATACAAAATGGACAAGACTAAACAAATTTGGTACAGATATACCAACGACAAAAAACAATTAACTTTAGATTGTTATGAGCTTCTATCGAGGCTATATATTCAAATTGGGCAAAATCCTGAGCCTGAAATCATTGTCTCCTTGAATAAGATATTTGTTGAGGACTTGGCTTCTTTTTATGGCTCAATGGAAATGGAGGAGGTTTCTTTCGCTTTGAACAAGGGTATAAGAGAAACAGAGCCTCCAGTATTTATCAATGTTCCAACCTGGTCCAAGTTTCTCCGAGACCACAAAAACAAAGAAATTAAAAGGAGAGCAAATAATCAAATAGAGGAATATACTATTTATAGAAAAAGAATCAAATCAATGAATCAGTTAGTTGAGGGTAGAGAAGTCAAAAAGATAGGTAAATGAAAGTAGGTACGGACTTTAGTGGTATTGGAGCTCCTGAAATGGCTTTAAAATATCTTGGAATTAATTTTGATTCAGTCTTTGCTTGTGAAATAGATAAATATGCGAGGAAATCATTTGAACAATTACACGAACCAAAAAAATTCTATAAAGATATAACCACAAGAAATCACAAAGAAATAGAAAAATTAGACTTATATGTTGCTGGATTCCCCTGCCAATCTTTCTCAATGGCTGGAAAGCGAAAAGGATTTGATGAAGCAAGAGGAACTCTTTTTTTTAATGTTGCTGAATTTATCAAAGAGAACAAGCCAAAAACTTTTATTTTAGAAAATGTAAAAGGATTGTTGAGCCACGATAACGGAAAAACTTTTCAAACTATTGTAGATATATTAAGCAATGGAGGGGGTACTCAAAACGGTCAAATCATCTTAGATGTATTTGAGGACGGCTTAGGTTATCATATTTATTGGCAAGTTTTAAATACTAAAAATTACGGAATACCACAAAATAGAGAGCGTATTTTTATAGTAGGTTTCAAAGACTTTAGAGAGTTTAGCTTTCCCAAACCAATGGAATTAAAGTTAAGGTTAGGAGATATGCTTCAAGATAATCCTAATAGCAAGTATTATTTAAGCGATAAAACAATTAATAGAATTTCTAATAGTAGAAACAAAACAAAATTTAAAAATCAAGATTCTCAATATAGTGGATGTTTAATAGCTGAATATGGTAAGATTCCAAGTGATGGAACTTATATAAGAACACATTATTTAGGAGGTAGAAAGGGAGACCCTAAAAAAGGAGGAACTGGACATTTGAGTAAAAATGACGGAACTTCTTATTGTTTAGACACTGCTAACACTCAAGCAATAGAAGTAATACAATTAAACCAATCAAAAGAAAGCAACGGAATACAACCATACCAACAAAATAGAATATATGATATAGACGGCTTATCTCCAGCATTACAAGCAGAGATGGGAGGAGAAAGAAGCCATAATATAAATACTAACAAAATTAGAAGATTGACTCCCTTAGAATGTTGGAGGTTACAAGGATTCAAAGACAAGGACTTTTTTAAAGTTAAAGATATTTCAGACACTCAATTATATAAACAAGCTGGGAACTCAATAACCGTTAATGTATTAATGGAACTATTCAAAAAGATATATGCCATCAACAATAAGTAAATTAAAGACAAAGCTCGACAAGCTATTCAGCGAGTATATAAGACGGAGATACGCCAATCACGATGGAACGGTATCTTGCTTCACTTGCGGAATTGTAAAACATTGGAAAGAGCAACAGGCTGGGCACTTCCAGTCGCGACGACATCACTCAACGAGATGGGATGAGAAAAACGTCCAAGTTCAATGTATTAAATGCAATATGTTTAATCAAGGAGAACAATATAAGTTCGGAAACTATTTAGACAACACTTACGGACACGGCACGGCGGAAGAGTTGGAGCAAAGAGCCAAAACAATAGTAAAATTAACGAGAGTAGATTATGAAGAGGCAATCAAATTGTATAAGAGAAAACTTGAGGAATTGGATTAACAATAAATTGTTTAAAAGTTTAAATTGCAAACACTTTGAAATAGAATCAATTTTATATTTTTACGACTATGATGAAAAAAGTAATATTTGAGGGTGGAGTGAACAAAGTCGCTACATTAAGCGATGGAACTCTATCAATTAATATACATACTCAAGAACTACCCGAGGAGACAATGATGAGAATTTTTAATCTTCGTAAGTCTCCAGGAATGATACTTATTAGCTCGGACGACATAAGCAAAGCCGAAGTTGAAGAGGTCGAAAAGTTTACGTCAGAATTTCAAGTCGGTAAAAACAAAACTTCCTCACAAAGATTGAGAGCCGTATTATATAGAGTATGGGAACAAGGCGACCAAGTTTATGATTTCCCTATTTGGTACGAGTCGCAAATGGAAAGGATAATAAATAAGTACAAGTCAACTCTTGAAACGTAATAGGGCAACAATACACCAACAAATATGGAAAAGGACGGAGAACGGCTTAGAATTAGTATTACCCAAAAAAATAAATAGCGATATAGGATTTCAATTAATGTTTGGATATAGAGAGGATCATCGAATTGAGGAAAAGAGAATAGAAGAGAATGACGAAAGATATACAACAAAAATATATAGAGATGTTACAGACTTTAAGAATCATATTTAGAACGCTCTTAGCTTTATTAATTGTAATATCTTGCCTCCCCATATGTATATTAATTTTTATCCATTATTTTATTAAGGGATATGTTGAAACACAAAACGAGATAAATGAAAATAGAAGTAGCAATTAAAATAGAGTACGATATGTCAGACTTTGAAACTTTAGACACGGCAAAGGACAAAGCTATTGACAAACTTGTAAACACTTTGGACGATTGGTTGAACCAAGACGGTATTCCTCCAATAATACAAATTGAATATAAAATACCTGACGAGGACAATAACGAAAATATATATCTTAATTAATGCCGAGTCTTCCAAAAGGTAAAAAAAAGAAATGGATAGCAAACTCCAAAAAGGCGACTGGATTTACAACAAAGCACAAGTCCGAGAATTACGACTTTTACAATTCAAGAGCTTGGCGAGAGTTACGCAAATGGCACTTTGAAAGACATCCACTTTGTCAATGGTGCTTAGAGGAGGGAAGAGTAAACGACAAAGACAAAACAATAATTGACCACATAAAAGAAATAAAAGACGGCGGAGAAAGGTTAGACCCTAATAACTTAATGACTCTTTGCTTACCACACCATAACCAAAAAACCAACTGGAACAAATCAAAAAGGAAAAATAATGAAAAATAATTTAGTAAAAGACTCTCCTTACAAATTAGTAATGGGATACGACTGGACAAAGAAAGAAGAGGAAAACTTAGTAAATAATAAAATTAGAAGATTTAAGAAAAGATGGAACTCAACAAACTGCAAAAAGAAATAATCAACGGAGACGTTGACTTAGATTTGGACAATATGCCGAAAGACTTTGACGACATATTTGAGCTACTCAACAAACAACAAGACTTAATTAATAAACAAAACAAGATCCTGGACATA